CCCAGACCTCCCACGATCGGTCCGGCAAGGTAGGCAACAACGCAGACAACTGGGATACAAATACCACAAATTGTCTTTGCAAGATCGCCTAACATCTTGCCGAAATCATCTCATCAGCGGAAAAGGCGTGCTTCATCTTACTGCGCAAGGCCTCAACCGTCTCGAGAGCGAGATCGTCACGGTCCGGTGCTGCGTGGGCGAATGGAGCCCAACTCGACCCGCCATCGACCGTGGTTTCGATATGGTAAACATACCTACTCTTCAGAGTCGATTTCGGGTCTAACCCGGTAAATATGGCGACACTAACGCCATACGCGGGATCGAGGATACATGGCCCAGATAGTTCCTCCTTGGATGTGATTCCCCCATCAGCTCCAACATCGGGGTCCAAATCAATCTCACGGAGTGGGTCCGTCTGCATCCTACTATGCTCAACAGTCCAGCTACGCAGTGGTACATAAATACCATCCACTGCAGGCCAGTCTACATGAGCATGATCACCGATAACAATACCATTCATAGTTGCCTTAGGAAATGCAAGACACCAAACTTGTTTAGTGGTGACTTCCACATCAGCGGCAATACTACGAATGACCCCGGGATCCACAGCAATAGCCGATCCAGCGGCATCTCTTGCCACCAGTAACCGGCCAAAAGCAGCAGCCAACGCCGTTGTTATGGAGTTGGTTATCGCTGCTTCACGGGCATCTGCGGAGAATTGCCCACAAACGACGCGCCCCTGATTCGTAGTTATAGAACTCATCAGCTCAGTCGTATGACTTATGCCAACGAATCTAAACGTCCGAAAGAAGCTCCGCCAGGTGAGAAATTCACCGCCATTGGGAGTAAGCAACGATGTTGGACAAGCCGAATACCACTCACAATCAGTAAGATTGGAGATGGCTGACTTTACCCAAGTATTGCTGTCTTTCCCAGCCCCAGAACGTACCAAATTCATCGCTTCCGCAACGAGAACTGCAGTTACACTGCTGTTCGAATTGGTAGGAGTCCGGTCAGTCCAACCCACTGGTCCACGTATGTATGTCGTGCCATATTCGGGTGAACCGAACTGCACAACAACACAGTCCCAATCGTCAGTCGAACCGGTTGGTGCTGCAATCTCCACTGCGCCACGATGCGTACACGTGACCACCTGGCCACCGGCTCCATCGGGCATGGCGGGAACCACCTTGCACTGCTCCTCCACTGCGGGGTGCATATGGTATATCCCCCAAGCGATGCCTTCGGAAGATTTCCCCAGCATGGATGGGTTGGCGGCGCCGGTTCGCCCGACTCCGACACCCAATCCTTGCCAAGGTCCATCCTTGCGCCGCTTCTCCTGTTCCCTCCTGCGCTTCCTACGACGCGCATTACGGGACTGCGTGGGGCCAACAGTAGGCTGCCCCATCATCGGGTTAGGAGCCAAAAGCTGTCCGGCCCTACCACTGAACTCTCCCATGGGAGTTTTCAGGGTGACACCAGACTTCTTCTGACCTGACCCCTTGGACTTCTTAGACTGCTTTCCACTCATCGGGCGTACCAACAAATGTCGCAATCACAGTTGCCCTTACGTTTGCGCCTCCGGATCCAATTTCGGGATCTCGGAGGTCCAAACCCAGTCTTCGTTGCCAAACCACTGCCACAATTCGGGGTAGGATACTTCTGCCCAATAGGCAAACTCCTTCCTCCAATGAGGCAGAGCAGCAAGCGCTGACTCTCCAAAGTCGTAGCCTTGTTCAGACTCGACCCGCGGTGCGGTAGGTAATCCATCCTTCACCACACCCTTTTGGTAAACCATGTGGACTCCTGGGTAAACCTCCGGAGGATACAACCTATAAAGGTCATCTAAGCAACCTAAAGGTGCCATTCGCTGGGATGCGAGATACTCCTCATCTGGAGTCATCACAACCCTGCGAACACCCTCAAGTTCCCTAGAAATATCCTCAAACCACGGACACCCATAGCTTATTGCCCTAACATTGTCCAATTTTGACGCTAACAACCCAACAGCAGTCTTCGGGGTAACGCTCCGTACACTAATGCTAACCATGTCCAAATCGAGCTTTGGCTCCCTAATAAATTGGGGCCCTATGCTCGTCATGGTCCACATCGCCTTACAGAACTCAAAAGATCCCTCAGATACGTGCCATTTAGTTGTCATACCCCAAGACAGAGTATGCTGGTCAATAAGGACAGTGATCTTAGGCAAATCAGTCCTCTCCACAATGATTACCGAATCGTCACCATCCAAGTGCAAATTCGCGACTACCCGACTATCCTCCACCAAAGACCACAGAATCGCATAATTTATAATGGTGTTCCCCAGGGCTGTATTCATGTCTCCACTCATTCTTTTACCAATGACTGAATACTTGATTCCGCCCCTAGTCCTACCTTTATTACGCCTCTGCATCTTTAGGATGCGCCTGAGCCTCCGCTTATCAGCACCTCGATAGGCTGACAAATAGACGCTATGCTCAAGAGAAAGCAACTCCACATTTACATGTGCGTCAAACCTACTATGATCGCATTCAATAAAGACTGGATCACGATAACGTCTGATACTCTTCTCGAACAACAACGCCCTGAGAGGAGGAGATAGAGTCTTCATAACCACAGGACTGCCGTCATAATTCAGCAAGTAAGAATATATATGGCGTTCTATAGGCACCAAATATACACTCAAAGCCGCGTTAAAACAAACGTCACGGTATTGAATCGTCCTATTCTCCTTCGCGTAGAGGTCCTCAAGCTTATACAATTCCAGCTTCTGCATTGCCTGCACTCTGCTGTCCTTGACCCTGAGACCCTCGGTATACAGGCGGTGGAAACCCCAGGCAAAACGCCTACGCTTCCTACCACCCCTTGTATCAAGAATCTCAGATCTATTAAAGGGCTGCAAATTAGCGGACCGCACAAGTCGCCTAATTGCCTCAAAGACCTCCTCGCGCCTCTCATATATTGTTTCAGGGGTTGAGAACAAGTGCCGGTTAACCAAGGAAAGATATTCCTGTTTCACCGTATGCGTGTGTAACCCAAGACTAAAGTCATGGTATCCTTCACACAAAACGGTGGGTTCCCTCCACTTCACGCGCCGATCCGCCGGACAACGTATAACTGTTCCAGCAGAAACGGCGCGAGGAGACGTTCTACAACCCCTTACTTGGATTGAGAGGGTCCTATAGCTCGCCCTAAGACTCGCTTAGTTGACCCTAACAACCCACGCTTCACCTCACCGACAGTGAATAAGGCGTTCATACTCTGAAGGTTATGCAAATTCTCAGCATCCTTCAAGGTATCTTTCAACACCTTTTCCATATCGCTAGGAAGCATAGCTGCAATCACCGCACCCATTTTCATGTATGCAAGTGCCGAACTATCTACCCCAGTTGTGTCAAAATTCCTCTCCAGCCACGAAGTCGCGTAGCTCATCAGCAGCGCCGCACACTTAGGATCGCGGGGCCTGCCAAAAATGACGCTACACAATTCCGTCAGCAAAGGTCCGAAAACTGTCACCTTGCTGGGGCGTAGAGACCGAGGTCCCACAATTAAGCTGTGTCCCCGACGGTGGAGGCGGACGCTAACCATCCTACCAACATCCATCCGAAACTCTGGCTTACGTAGTCTCTCTATCTCTATCGAAGTTAGCCCACTAGGGTCATCACTTCGCTCTCCGAAGTCTAGACATCTGATCTTGTCCACAACCTCAATTGCGTTGACAGTTTCCTGCAGCACAGAGAGGGGAACCATATCATCATCCGACTCCAGGTCACTAGTATCCGTGCTAGCATCACGTGAATCTGGCTCCACTTGAACTCCAGCATCCATAGCCCAACAATATAGAGCTAAATCGCTCGTGTCGCAAGCCACGGATGGTCCGTTCAATGGCACAGGATCTTCCAAGTCAAAGGGCTCATATAAGAGCTCTCTCTCTAGGAATTCCTCGTAGGTTCCCCACCTGGGTGGCAAAAGCCTCTCCCTGATCTGAACTTCTACATCAGCCACATCCAAATTCCCCCACTCTGGGGGGAACTGCTGCTCCTCTGCTAGCGCGGCTAAGTCCCCAACAATCCTCTCAACTGCTGGACCCCTAACACGCACTCTGCGGGGAGCTACTGTCTGGCGCTTCATCGACCACTTAAGTGATCGAGCAACGCCGGCACAGCGACCGCCAAAAATGATGTCGCTCGCCTTCGAAAGCCACCCAGGGTGCTCCTCAACCTCTGTCAAAAGTTGTTTTTCCGCCCTACTCACCGTCGTGGCAGCCAAACTCTTATAAACAGTTTCATAAGCGTTGGCCATCCTCAAACACTCGGCGAACTCGGGGGTGAGCTCCTCCTTCTTGACCTTCTTAACCCTTTTGTCCCCTTTCCTCTGGGGAACAACATCCTGCGGGACTGCCTGCTTCATCCCCCGCTTAGCAACGGAGGCAAAACTAACACTCCCGACAGTGGGCGGAACCCGGGGGCTTTGGGCGAGCAGGGTACTCTTCTTCCCGACTACTCGCTCCCAACCACTCGTTGGTTCTACCTTCTTCACTATTGGGTACGAAAGCCACTTCTCCCGGCTACCAACCAATACGTGATCGCCAGGCCCAAATGTCTTCCACACCTTATCTGGACACACGCAACTATGCGGCAGCCACTTCCCGGTTACCCTGGAGTACTGCTTGTTACATGTTTCACAGACTATAGTGCATACTGCATCTTCATCGTGGAATCTCATCCGATGATTTTCAATACACCAGCAATCGACTCCACAACAGTCAGCACAGAAGCGGAATTCTTCCAATACAGCCAATTTATAGACATGTATTGCCAACTTCTGTGCAACCATTTGTTGACACAGTTTAGTCTTCCTAAAGGCAGTTGGAATTTGCCCGCCACGCTGTGACCAGCCGCGTGACTTGCCTTTCGGCTCTCCCCTATGACCTTTTCCCACACCAGTACCAGCAGGGTTAGAGCTTACCCCACCGCCCGATGCAGCAGTCTTACCGTGCCTAGGAGATCTAGCACGGGGACCCGTGGACATACCCACCGAATCAGACTCCAC